GGTGCTCCCATGCTCATCTATAGATTATTAGTCTGTAGATTTGCAACTCCCTCTTCAGGGAACCAATCGTACTTGTTTCTCGGGTACGATACCGAGGGTTTGGACCACTCACGTGGTTCCAATAGGTTACGCAGATTCTCCCGCACAATTGCGCGCAGAGATCCTCCGAATTCAAACTCCTTGACAAGAAGATCTGTCTCAGGCTGATTGGCACGTGCACGCACGGTCAACCAGTCGAAATACAAGTCTTCGTCAGATGGGTCTGGTTCATCTGTAACCACGGTCTTTACACACGGGATCCTACGTTCATATCTTTGCAGAGCAGAGTTATAACGTCTCTTAAAAAAGACGTCTGACGCTGCGCACATGTCGGTGTAATACACACCTGGCATACGCGATTCTGTAAGAGTAGAACGAGGCATACGGAATAGCACACTGCGTGAACTTTGTTCATAATTCGCAGCTAGCCGGTCCGTAACTTTAATTCCCACAATTTCCTGAACTAAGTTCAAGAAATCTGTGTAAGATACCATATCCAACGACTTCAGTTTTAAAACACCGATTTCGTGGCCGCGGTAGAAATCTCCACCACATGATTCGCGAAAGTACCCTGTAAAAAGGGACTTGTCGTGATTAACCACAAGACCGAAGTCTTCCAACCGACCTATAATTTTTCCTACTAAGTTTGTAGGGACTACTAGGTCGTCGCCGTACACCCAAACCTCTTCCGTCACCGTCCGACATATCGAATAAAAGAGCATCGCCTCTATGGGGAAGCATAAAGCTGATCCCATTGGTGCGAATTTCTTCAACGGTATGTTATAATCGGTGGTAGACGTACTATAGCTGACAACAGGGGTTCGTAATGCTTCAAGCACTGCTAGCCACTCCGGATCCTTCTCCAATAATTTTTGGATTAGAGGCCAGGATACCATGTCGGAAGCATCTTTCAAATCAATAGTCGCGAGACTACGATCGAGAGACGCCTTCAACGCTAACTGCCTATTAATCGTCTGATCAGTGAAGTTTATACGGCCCTTTGCGGGGCTGTATCCTTCAATGAATTCATAAAGTAACTCTTGTACTCCTTTTTGGAAGTACATAGTTTCGTGAGGCTCCATACAAATTGTACGAGGCCCACGGGAATCTTTAGGGACGAAAGCTAAGCGGGAAGGGTATGTATCACATTCTACCTTTTTAAGAGTAGAACGCCACTGTTTATAGTGGCCCACATTTTGAAAGTGCCATGAAAATTTGAAAACTTCATGGACAGAAGGATTATACCTTCTTACTACTCTCTTCTGTGGTTTTGTGACACTATCTGCCGTCTGCCCACCAGCATGATGTGGCCGTATATCCAAAGGATTATGCGGCAATAATTCTCGAAAGTGCTTGCGCACTAGCGGGAGTTGCCAAGGAAAGTCATCCGTTTTAACGGAGGCATCATTGGCTATAAATTTGTCGAGTGCGTCTTGCTCCTGTTCAGGAGTAAAGGGCATCTCAAATTTATAAAACACATATAATAGCTGGCGGAGGTTCCTCAAGTCTACTGGATCTAAAAATTCATTAAGTACACCGTGTCGATCATACAAGCGCTCAAAGAGCTCTCGGAGAAAGACGGGACGCACATCTCTGTGCGATCCTTTAAAACGGGACGTAACTATTAATTGACCAGTAGATAAAGACCTATCCACATCTTTCGCAAGAGCGGGTAGGTCTACAGTGAGGAAGGGTAAGCCCGCAGTACTGGAACGCCTGACAAACGTTTCAATACTTTTGGGCGCGCAACTGAGGCCGTTTGCAATTTCCAACCATATGTTGGATAAGCTTTTCAAGGTATTCATAGAGGTCCTTTCTGGATCTCACCCTTGTTTGACAAAACGCCTTAATTCACTCAGTCACAGTAGTCTAATACGCAGGATTAATGTTCTAAATTAAAGAACTGATCCATACGGGTTTGGCTTTCCAGCATACTAATAAGTTCTGCTGCGATAGTTTCCAAACTCGTGCGTAGATCCGTACGACCCTCTTTTGGGTTATACGAGAATTTCACTAGTCCTTTTATTGAGGACACTCCCGGTACAACTTGGCATGTATCATTACATGGTACCATAACGGTATCATCGATGATCATTACTGAGTTGATTCTACCACTTTTGGCCACTTCATGGCTTACAGTGAATAGTGCGGGATCTTCTATAGGTCGAGCTCCATTCTTACGAATGGTAGAATTCGACTTTACGGAAGTAGTGGAATAGACACTTGATCCAAGTGTTATGTCTGCGCTCATCATGGTGAGACTCCTTGCTTTTATAGTTTAAGGTCTTGCGACACTTACCGTTAACACGGTTCTTTTACGAGTTAATCTGTATAGATAGTCTTGTTAGACTTTCCACGCAGCAACATCGCACCTACTGCAGCAGACAATAAAGTCTGATGCGGTGAAGGAGCACGAACAGTGAGCTCATAATCCGGCATAGGTATGGTTAAACCATGCGCTACAGTCGGACTTACGGGATACCGTTCGTACACCACCTTTTCCTTTCCATACTGCATGTCGTTAGGGGTCATAGTAAACCCCGTTGCAACATCAGTATGGTCGTAACTCGAGACAACATATTCACGTTTATAATAACGTGTACTGTATCCCGCGTCAACGATCTCAAAGTCAAAGGAAGACAGACTGTCCTCGTAGTCATCGATCATATTTCCTATCTTGAATAGGTAATCGATGAACCATGAGAATGGTACAGCTTCCCACGCGACAGACAGGGGCCTATCAAGGCCCAACGCTTTCAATTTTACTTTAAAGATAGCGTCGTTGGACACATGTTTTGGAATAATATAGAGAGCTGCATACGCAGCATCCTTATACTCCAAGCTAACAGTGCCCGACCAAGTCTTCGCTTTTGAGAAAAGCGTCTGGGCGTTCCGAGAGAAATCGACAGAGTCGATTGTTTCAAACTTCCAGATAGTGGAGTGCCAATTCATGACGTCGCCTCTAGAGGCAAAGTCATTCCATACATTTATGTAATGGTCGATTCTATCCATCATAGTGAACATTGTAATAATGTCACTAGCAAATGGTAAGACACCGAAATTCACTCCTACAAAGGTATCACTCATATATTCAGGCACAGTTCGTGCATCACGAATAACGAGTGAAGCTAAGTCTTTTAGCTCCTTCAACTCAATAATGAAATTCGCTAGGCTAAACCCAGGAATCCCAAAAGGATCGTTCTCGGGGAGCATTCGCCGAAAGGCATTTGCTAACTCCTTCTCCGTCACAATATGTGGTGGAGGTGGAAGAAAGCCAGCCCACGCTTGTACTATCTCCGCGCGATGATTGGTGAGTTCAGCACTTGTCAGAGTACCCTTACGGGCCTCGAACGAGTACCTATCTTTACCATTCTCGCGACGGATAAAGTCGTATGCGCGTACTTCAGAACGTGTAGCAATCTCCATAGAGGAGGTATTACTACATCTCTTGAAAGTCTTCAGGTATTTACTGCCTTTAGACTCCTTGAGCATTTTGAAGCATTTCTTGCGATCTTGTCGTGTGAGGATTTTACTCCAATCCACAACTTCATCTACCATTATTCTTTCATAGGGTAACTTTAGAGTAGTACTAGTACCACTCCAAGGTTCCGTAACAGGGTCAGCCCCAATAGGGATGAACCAACCACTTGTGGTGATTGATTGTAATACATTAGTCGATTCACCGTCATCGTGACGGGTACGATTAGTTAATATACATGACATGTTACAACCTTTGAAAGTAATGGAGATAGGGCTAGAGTAGCCCTAGAAGTCAACCTGCTTTTCACTACGCCTGTAGAGGCGTGCTGATACATATTTACATATATCGCAAAGCGATTGGTACCCCCTTTGGG